CGGCTCATGGGATCACCTGTACACAAGCAAATGTAATGCCATAGAAGGAAGCATTATCTATCGACCAATCTTGTTCACCTGAGTTTAAACGCCAACGACCAACTGTATTTGATGTTACTACTATTGAACCATCTGTTGGTGCTGTAACCATGTTAGGCCAGATGTCCAATGTAGCTTGACCAGAGGCGTTTGTATCTACTTGCTGTAATACTTTGTGGAGTGTAGCTGTTGATGCAGCACCTAGTTGAATATAATCACCAGCCTTCATCCAACCTGTAATGTTATTGCTACACCCATCAATGGAAATTGAAGACCCTGTTTGGTTAGCTCCATTTACAACTGGTGATCCACCTAAAGCCCCTCTAGCTGTTAGACGGTTAGGGTCACCCATTAAAAATGTACCAGCACGACCATTTAAACTAAGAAGCCAAGCAATCCACTCTTCAGCATTCTCATACTTCATTGGTGGTAGTTGAACTTCAGCTTCCCATCTCTGACCAGCATGATTGTGGATTTGTTGCTTATAAGTAAATGGACTCATAGTCATAGCAGTTTGGTTTACTGCACGAAGCGTAATATTAGCTATGCCTGTAGCTGTAGGTAAATCTCTGGGGTAACTAATAGCCATTAACTAAACGCCTTTCCAAATGCTCCACCACGCCTCTTAGCGTCCAATACAGCAGCTTTAGATGCTTCCGCTATTTGAGGCATAAGACCCATGACTTCAGCACGTACTGTTTGTTGTACGCCTGTAGTGACGTTGATATTTTGGTTTATCGTAACCGTGTCGCCACCAACACCCTGACCTTTAGTGTGGTCTACTACAGTCTCTCTGGGGTGTAGCATAGCCATAAAGCCACCCTTACCGTCTAAGCCACCTGATCTTGATCTATTCCCTGTATATCCACCACCTTCAAAATTTCCATAGGTAGATAAACCTTGACCAATAGAGGATAAGAAAGGGTTAGAGGAGCCACTTAGAATACCACCAAATCCACGTATTGCGTTTTGAATCACAAGAACTCTATAAAGATGTGCTACAATATCTCTAGCCATATCACGAAAAGCCTCTTCTACAGTCTTAGTTCCATCAACCATAGACATAAAACTTTTTTCCATAGCTTGACCATAGGCAGATGCTTGCCTTTCAAGTTGAGCTTGTATTTTTTCCTGGTCTTGTAGTTTTTTATTTAACTCTTTTTGGTTTTCAATACGTTTCTTTTCAGCAGCACCTATACGAAACTGTCGTAATTCTTCAGATTGAAGATACCCTAACTTCTGAACTAACTTTTGTGTTTCATAATCACCTATGTCTAAACCTTGTTTAGCAAGATTGGCTAATAGCGCCTCTTTTTCAAGCCTTTGTTTTGTCAGAAGCAACTGCTCCCCCTCAAGACCAATTAAAGCGCTTCTTTTGGTTATATCTACATTATAGGTCTCTAAGAGCTTCTTTCTTTCTTGAGCCTGTTGTTCGGCTGCTTTTGCTGCCTCTTCTGCCGCCTTCTTCGGTCCATGAATGACAGCCTCCATTGCCGCCTCTGATATTGCAGCTAGTTCTGCTTCTTCAGCAGCTTGTTTTCTTCTAGCTTTAGCAAGGCCATTAGCAGCAGCTAACGCAGTATCTAATTCATTGGCAGCTTTTTGTGCGTTTTTAAGCAACCCAACTGTACCAGTTCCAAAAGCAGCCTCTAGTACTCTACCTGCACCACCAAATTCACCCGCTATATCTGCCCTACCTAAAAAACTGCTTATATCTATGTCTCTAAAGTTTTGGGCGCTGATCTTTCCACCAGTTCTTTGTGATAACTCTAAGAGTGCATCTTCTAGTGCTTGACTGGCTTTAAATTCTTCTACAGTTCCAAACCCAGAAAAGATAAAAGCTGCTTCTTCTGCTGCTGACATGGATGCACTCTTAAGGCTATCTATTGTCTCTTTTAGGGTTTTGAACTTTCTATCTGTACTATCCGCAAAAATACCTGCATTCATTAAGGCAGTACCTAGACCCCCAATAGCCGCAATTCCTAAACCAATGGCAGCACCCCAAGGTCCAGCAAAGAAGCCAGCTAACTGAGAACCTTGCTGAGAAAAAGCTATAAGTGGGTTAGTTCCAGCTTGAACCTGTACGATAAAATCCTGTAACTGGTAGCCAGCTTGTTGCATAGCTATCTCTTTACGGCGAGTAGCTTTACCGCTTGCATCCATTTGAGTAATATACTTATTTAAAGCATCTCCACCCTGTTTTGTAGCAGAGCGTAACCTATTTATTTCGTCGTTTAATTGTTTTTGACCCTTTCTAAAAACGCCTTGACTTATATTGCCTTTCTTAAGTTCCCTATCTAGGAAGGATTGTTGGTCGGTCAACTTCTTTAAGGCTCTAGTGGCTTGAACAACCGAAGCATCATTAGCTTCAAACCCGATAATATACTTTAAATCTGCTCTAGCCATTCATCGTACCCATAAAGACTACATCAACACGTTTTATTGCTTCTATTTCCCAAGAAGACAATGGTGTATCTGTAAGCTCCTTCCATGTTTTTATTTCTTGATAACTTATCGGGTTTGGGCCTGAGAACCCCATCGTTCTACTTGCGCTCAATGCAATAAAGGCAGACCAAACATGAGACATAAGCAATGGGAAGTCGGGTCCATCTAATGCTTTTGGTCTGTGTCCAGTCTGCCTTTCTACTTGTTCTAAGTGTTCACGTTCTGATGTGCCTGACTTGTCTGGTCTACTTATAGAGAACTCATGCTCTGCGTAGTCAACCAGTTCTTCAATCAGGCTTTCGTAAAATCCAGAGAGTTAGCTACTGCTTCCTCAATCTGATCTCTTATCCAGAATACTTCAGCGTAAATCTCTTTGGCCTTAGCGATAGAGAACTTAGGTTTAGAACCACCATAAGTAATCTTCCAGCCTTTAGTAGTTTTGGCAAGTAAGTCTAAAGTAGCGTCCTCTAGGTCTTCTGCTGTAATCTCTACCTTCTTCTTACTTTGTGCTTGCTTAAGACGTTTGTTGGTTTGTTCGTGTACAGCAGCCTTATACTCTTTGGAGTGTGGTGCATATACCGTGATAACCATTGGTGTATCGTCATCATTATTCAAGACATCAAAGTTAGTAGGATGTACAATAGTGACATCTACAGTGTCGCTGGTCGGGGTTAAATCTAGTAAGTCCATGTCGAGTTTCCTTTCGGGTAAAAAGTTGTCGGGTCGGGTAAAAGGGGAAGCATCAGACCCGACACCAATGCCTCCCCGCCCTAGCTAGGGTACTTTATGCAGAGCGAGTAATAACTAAGTTACTTGCATCTGCTGTGTTGTAGAGTGCTACGAATGACATAGAGATGACACGGCTAGTTGGGCCATCTACACCTACGTCTGCACTATTGATCTTAGCCCGTGGGAATGCGAACTTGATAGTGTTACTACCATCACCCACAGTTACCTCAAGCTCAGTTTCAGTCTCATTCAGGAAGCGGTTGATTAAGGCTGCATCCTCAAAGTAAGCTGAGATAGTACCTTCGATCTCTGCACGACCAACTTCCAACTGTGGCGCACTGTCACTACCAATAACGAAGGTAGGTGCGAAGGAGTTAGTCAGAGTGAAGTCCATACCAGTTACGATAGCTGCTGTAGCTGGTGTACCATTAGTATTGCCAATCTCCAGTGTACCTGAGTAGGCATCGAATGGAGCGGCACCTGATGCAGCGTCCTGTGTCTTCTCAGTAGCGCCAATAGTCATGTCCTTACCAACCATACCGTAGGTAGCTGTTACCATCTGGTTAGGGGCAAGAGAGATACCCATAGTAGAAACTGTCATACCTGTGAACAAACGAGCTTGGTCGATGTCAGCAGCATAGTCTTCAATAGAGAAGAACTTAGGTGTAGTACCAACTTTAAGGACGTTAGTTGAAAAGGTATTCAACATGGCTGACTCAAGGAATACATCGTAGTCAGCATCACGTAAGTCAGCTACAATGTCACCAGAGACTTGACGGTTGCCATGACGATCAACACGAGGCATACGATCAGATTGAATATCAGTACCAGCTACACGATCTTTAGTTAAGTTCAAAGAGTGTGTGCTGAAGGGTAAGTTTGTGAAGTTACCAGCAGGAGTCGTGCCAAATGTGCTTTCCACAATGTACGATAGGCTGGAACGAGAACCTTGTGCGAAGGCCATGTTGTATTCTCCTAATTGTTATAAACGTACCATCCGATATTAATCGGAACGTAGTACCAAGGCGCATCTAAGAAACCTTGCTGTCTTTCAGCGTAGTCAATAGATACAGTTATTGTTTCATCCCCAGTGTAGGAGATTTTAGTGGTTGCTTCAAAAGCCTCTAAGATAGTATTAGCTAGGCTATCAGCAGTGGCGGGGCCATTACCTTCTGGGGTATAAACATTAACAGAAAAGATACCTTGATACCTTTGCTGTGGATTTAAACCTCTTACAGCGGGTCTACGGGATGTCGGGATAAAGAATGTTTGTAAATAGTTTATACCTGTAGTTGGGCTAAATGAGACATTCTCATAAGCTATACCTGTAGGTAAATTAGCAGTATTAGCTAACTTGTTCTCAAGTGCTGCCCGTATGTCATTATAGATACTAGCCATACTCTCTTCTCACTTTAGCAAACACTTTATAACCATGCTTATCCTCAACTACTTGAGCATGAGGGGCTTCATTTCTAAGTTGTACAGATTCTTTATTAACTAAGTCAGGAAGTTTATCTATGTCTCGCTGAAGGTTTTCTCTACCTTCTGCTGCCTTTTGTTGAGGAGATTGTCTTCTAGGCTTATTCTTAGAGCTTTTACCTCTAGGTCTACCAGCACCCACATTAAATGAAAAAGAAGTTATATAAGCGCCAGTGTCAACTGTAGGTGTAGACCAAAATATAACATCATCCGCTAGACTATATAAAATATTTTTGGCATCATCTTCTACAACATCTTCTATAAATTTTTCTATCTTGTCTTCAAGAGAGATATTTACTATCTGTTTCATTACTCTCTCACATCACACAAGAAACAAATCTTGACCCCATTAGAAAATATAGTAACAACAGAAATAACATTAACTGTGTCACCGTTACCAATAATCTGATCTTCGTCATCGGGTTCTACTGCCAATCCTAAAGCTGGGACTACGCATTTACGGGTGCCTCTACGGATCTCATCTACATTAGCTATGATACCTTGATCGTAGTTGTAGAAGTAACCTTCAAAGCTGTAGTCGGTTGTAGCTGAACCTGTTACTGACCCAGTAGTAGGATCGTAGGTTCCTGCTGTAGTCTTCTTGCGTAGAGTAAGTGGTTCACCAAACTCCTCTACCATCTTGAGTAGGTTATAACCTCTTGAGAATGCCATGACCTATCCCTTAACTATAGTCGTAATCATCACCACTATAACTTGGTGGGTTCTTGAATCTATCCCTACGGAAGGATGGTGGAACACGATCTGTATTTTGTCTTACAGCATCTACCCTAGCTATGCTAATACCACCAGCAACTACACCCACACTAGCTCCAGCCTTCTTACCGTTAAGCTCAAGGTCTAAAGCTAGTTGTGTGTACTGATTAGCTAGGTCACTGTAATTAGCACTAAGAGCGCCTGACAGGTTCTGTGTGACCCTACGAGAGTATTGTGCAGCGATTGTTCTAGCAGTCCAAGCACCAGCTTGATAGATGTTGTTACTTGTCTGAGCTAAAGCAAAAGTAATCTCTTCATTCTGAACTTGTTGGTCGTTAGTGTCAGTGTCTCCCACAAGGAGCCGTACAGAGTTCAAACGCCCAGAGGCTGTACTTGTACCCAAATCAGTTGCATCATACGACCAAGCCATTCTTTAAGTCTCCATGTGACCATAATTTCTACGCCAGCTACGAATAAGCCCACGCTGTTTATCAACTATCTTAGACTTCTTACACTTCTTCTTTTGGAACTCAGCTTCAGATTTTGTCTTAGAGTTTACTTTATCGTTGATACTGTCCACAAGACCATGCAAACCATCTATGTCTAGTTGCTCTAGTCCATCACCAACTTTAAGCCTTACTTCAAACTCTGAGTTATGATGAATGAAACCTTGTGTGTATAAGATTAGTGCTTTATCTTCACTTACACCAATCTCTTTCCATTTAAACTCCTCACCCTTCTTTAGCTGTCTACCCAAAGATTGAAATGGGTACTTAACAAAGACTGGGCGGTCTATTTGAAATGGCATATTCTCTTGTCGGATCATTGTACTACCTTTTGTCGGGGAAGGATGGCAGGGGCCATTACTACAGCCCCCACCAATGTAAATTAAGCTACAGCAGCAGCGAAGAGGTAACCCAAGTCAGCGCCTACGACTTTCATATCGTAAGACATTTTAACTTGGATCATCTCAGCGATTTGCTGACGCTTCAGAGCATCATCTGAGAATGACTCAACAGTGATACCCAAGTTGTTCACACCTTCTAGGTTATTCCAAGCGAAGGTCAAACCAGCGGCTGGTGACATAAGACCAGCATTGTTTGGTGTGTGGGCCAACAGAGCATTCTTACCACCGATGAACGCATTGCTTTCTGCAACACCTTCTACTGATGAGTTCTTGACAGCTTCCATGACGTAGAAGTTCTCTACCTCAAAGATTTCAGCCAACTTAGCATCTGTGATCAAAGCTGTGTTAGTTACAGTTGCGCCACCGTTCAAACGTGCCAGAATGTCTGGGTGATTGATCAGTTTATCACGTACTTCTTTACCAACAACCATTGTGTTTGGCTTGAAGCCACCAGAAGCCAACTGTACTACACGACGAGCAGCAGTTACATCTTGGATTGGTGTTGAGTTGGTGTAGTCTGACCACTGTGAAGTGCCTGACAATGTGTTGTCTGTTCCCCAAACTCCTGTTGAGAAGAAGTTGGTTGCAAACTGCTCTTCACGATGGATCATCAGACGCATCGCCAAAGTTTCAGCACCAGCAGAACGGATGTCCAACATAGCATCTTCGTTAGCCAAAGTTTGCTCATCAAAGTCCATACCTAGACCGTATACGTCAGCAAAGTAGCTGCTGGTCGATAAAGTCATACCGATACGGTTTACTTCTGTACGTGGAGCTAGTTTAGCTACATCACCAGTACGGTTCATGTTCGCACGGTCATAGATGTAGTATTTGTCAGATTGTTTTGAAACACCGACAGTTGGGAAAACCTTATCAGCGATAAAGTTCTCTTGTGATTGTGCATAAGCCAGCGTTAGGTTAGTCAGCGGCTGATCTACATGCACTGCGGATGGAGTTAGCAAGGGCATTTAATTATTCCTTTCTTGCAATTAAGCAGCAGCGTTGCCACCTTGGATCAACTCGATAGCCATAACTTGACCGTCAACTGCTGCTTCCAAAGCGTAACCCATGATGATATTTGTTGAAGCTGCGGTAACTGCGTCACCAGAAGCATCAGTTGCAACGGCTGCACCAGCGGCAATAGTACCACCAGAAGTTACCATAACCTTACCTGAGACTGCTACAGTTGCAGCAGCGCCAGCGGCAGGGTTATTCAACAGAACACCAATGCAATTTTCACCAGCAGAATCTGCTAGATCTACTTGACCGTCACTCTCAAGAGTAACGAATTTAAATTGTGCTGCGGTGAGGCTTTCACCAGCAACAAAAGACCGTGTATCACGGGACTGCATTACAGCCATATTTATTCTCCTTTATAGGATTTGTTGATAAGAGCTTTACCTTCATCGGTCTTAGCAACTGCGGCATAAGCTACAGCATATTGGCTCTTCTTGATTTTGTTTTCGTCCATATAAGACTTAACGAGGGCATCCAGCTTGTCCTGTGCTGTAGCGAAGTTGCCATCAGCATCAGACTTACCAAATTCTTCCATAGACTCTCCGAATACTGCATCAGCACCCTTCAGAGCTTCCATAACTGCTTCATCTGTATCGAACTTAGCAATAAGTGTTTTAGCTACGTCGATATTGAAGTTAGGTAGAGCTTCTTCTGCACGTTTAGTCAGTTCAGCATCTGCCTTAGCAACTTCAGCTTCTTCCAGAGCCTTAAGGATAGGCGCAGGGATGTCAGCTTTGTTGATTTGCTCACCGTCATACTCTACATACTCAGGCTCGACTTTCTTCTCAATTACGTCAGCTTTAATGACATAACCATTTTCGATGAGAGACTTGCGAAGACGCTCGTTTTCTTCCTTAAGAGCAACTTCAGAAGCCTTAAGTGTTTCGATTTCAAGCTCTTCAGCAGTTGCATCATCAGCTTTCTTCATGTCCATGTTGTACATCTTCATGGCTTCTTCTTCAGACATACCTTTATCCATGTATGGCTTCAGTTTGGCCTTCAGATCATCAGACATTTTTTCTGTTACTTCATGTTCCATAGGTTCTCCATTGGAATTATCACGCTTGTACAAGGAGACTATTGCCTGTGCATTTGCTGGACGATCCACCAAAGACAACTCTTCCAGTTCAAGCTGTTTTAAAAGGTTAGGCACTATAGTCCTCCTTGATTGCACGACCCCCAATAGAGAAGGCCGCAAGTTCACCAGACTTAACCTTCGCCCAGACATTATCGTCATAGACTTTGAAAGCTACAATCCAGCCTTCACGGTCACTCTGGATGCCAAGGGATTCACCTATCTCTTTGGTTATAGGCATGGAGTGGATAACCGCTCCAATCTGATCCCCTGTATGCATCTGCTTACCGACACGAATATGCTCCATAAAGCCATTGACAGCCTTAACGAGTGTGTCAGGTTCGATTACGTCACCTTGACGGTCAACCACTGGCTCACCCTTCTCAGTAACGACTGAGGCCCATCCATAGACTAGACGCTGTTCGTCATCTGCCTTGAGGATTTGACCTTCAACACTTTTAGTAAGTTCGGACACTGATGTTCCACCTTCCCACATACGACAAGACCAGTAACCTGCTGTAGTCTTATCTTTCTTGGTATCGCAAGAATGGCGGGAGCGGAAATTAGCTCTGGCTTTGGGGTCATCTCTACGGATCTCCATGTTAGGATCTCCAAAGGCAACTCTCTTTACCTTATCACCATCTTGCACGAATACTTCAAACTTCTTATTGCCACCTTGAATACGGCGAGGCTTGTTTAAAGTTACTTTCTCACCTTGGTACTCAGCCTTGGTGAACTCTTCCTTCATGACTTCCTGTACGATAGCTCTGAGAGCGTCTAAGCGGTTCACTGATGGCTCTTCAGGCTCTTCAGCTACCTCATCACGAGAGTAATACGCTAAGTACTCTTCATGGCTACCACAGGGCATGTATACCGCCTGTCCTATGCCATCCTCATGTACGTGGATCTTACCTTCGCAACCCATGTCCATACTTCTAGCTCTGGCTTCCATCTCAGTAGAGAATACATCATTAGCTAGTTTAGCTTTAGCTATTGACTTCTTGCTGCTAGATGGATGAGATGCTGGCAGTAGGTCTTTGTCGTGTGTAGCCTTCTTAGAACCAGTGACAATCTTAAGAAAACTATTAACCCTAGCCATAGCCCATTGTTCAGGCCCAGTCACATTAGGACGTACTGACTGAGGGTTTGTACGGTAGGCACCTACACCTCTATCATATACCTGCTCAAGCATACGCATAGTCACTTTATACTTAGACTTCTTGTTATGCTCTTTCATTTTATTTTGTAGTGCGACTTTTGGCATTATAACACCTTGGCTAAGTAGCCCTTAAAGATTCCGAATACGATTGCATTATTGGTTACAGTCTCAACACGAATACGAATGTCAGCATTCTTGGGTACGATAATGGCTGGATCTAAAGAAATATCTGATGCCCCTCCAGTAGAAGAAGCTGTGAAAGACCCTTTAGGTAGAAACACCTTACCAGCTTCTCTTATTTCAACATAGAAGTCTACTGCTGCACTTACTTTAGCACTTACGGCACCATAGAAACCTGTCATAATAAAGTAATCAGTGTTACTAAAGGTAGTAGCTGCCTTAAAGGACTGCTGGAAACCTGCTGGAATATCTATGTGTATCTTTGTAGCATCCGTGGGAATACCGCCTGATAAGGTGGCGTTCTCGTAAACTACAACCCTTCCTACAAGTTCTGTACTGTCACTGTTGTACATACGAGACACACGAGCTAGGTCTATTGTAAGACCTACAGCATTCTGACCATTGAGTGTTGCAGTCTGGACAACAAAAGTAAATTCACCGTTTAGTACAGTGTGACCTTCAATAGTTACCTGCTCAGTATCAGAAGCGGAAGATGATGAAATAAAACTAATGTCATTAGTAGATATATAAGTTTCGTTACCACCAACAGACCAGACGGTTTCTAAGGTGTTTGTAGATAATGCAGCAGATTTACCAAACTTAATTAGGGACTTAGCTTTCTTATCAATAGAAACATAATCACCGTAGGTATCTTGGATCTCACGTTCACCTTGGACTAATCGTCCATCAGGTACTTCGTAAGTTCTTCTCTGCCACCCACCAAACATATTTTCTAGTTCCTGTATCTCTTGTGCAAGTATTGCTTCTGTTGGATCTGCAGCATCCTCTACTTCTGGCATTGGAGTAAGGATACTGCTGGCAGTTAGTGTATAGTCTTGAGTAAGTGTAGGAGAACCTACAGAGGGTGTGCCAGTGATGAAAGAAGGTGGAGCAAAGTTCTCTCCCTCTATCATCGTTGCATTAGCTACAGCAGGGAAACCTGTAAGTATAGCTGATGCGGTAAGGCTATGTTCCTGTGCTAGAGTAGTCTGGTTGGCTACAGGGGTGCCTGTGTTAAACCCTAGTGCTGTTAAGCTATGTTCTTGAGCTATAGCTGTAGATGAAACTACAGGACTTTGGGTGACTATAGATACAGAAGTTAAGACATGTATCTGAGTTATTGCTGTTGATGCTATCTGAGGACTAGCTGTACTAAATCCATTCGCACCAATAAAGTTGTCATTAATTAACGGGTCACTTGACTGAGTGAGTATTAAGTCAGTGTTTTCCTGTAGTATCCTGCTTGTCATTATACATGACCTCTATTATGCAGGATCAGGGATACCGATAGTAAATGATCCTAGAGTAAATGTGTTACCTGATGCGACAACCTGACTAGCTGACAAGGAGCCTGTAGCTAACAGTCTAGTGTTGGATACGTCTACAATAGCGTAGTGAGTAGCTGTACCGTTACCTGTTACTGATCCATCGGATATGGCTGCAACTACAACCTCACGACCACCACCTGATCTGTCTGAAGGGGCTGCAATACTCAGGCTAGTAGAGTTACCTAATGTATAAGTAGAAGTAGCCTCAGTGTATGTTGTAGCTTCCTGAGAGGTTAGGTCTATACGAGAGGCTTCAGTATCAAGTACAGATAACCCATTGTCAAAAACTCTGTTATTAAGACTGGGCATCTTCTGGCTCCTCTTGTGTTACAGGCTTGGCATCTGCATCATATCTTAGTTCAGCTATATCCATCAAGTCTTGGATAACTTCTGGATGATCACTTACGTTGATGTCTGCGCCATTCAAGTTCCGTAGGAATGCTGCAATCTCACGTAAGTCATGTGGAGCTACATCACCAGCTACAATAGTTGGCATCAGGTCATAGTTCAGACCGTTCAACTCCCAGAGGCGCTCGACAAGCTGTTTGTTAAGGACATCAACAATAGCTTGGATATAACTCTCTAATGCACGAAGGAACAGGTCTGTCTTACTCTTGGAGAGGGCATAAGAGCCAGTATTACCACCACCAAGCATAAGAAACTCAGAAAGGACACTACGAGCAATATCGTGCTGGTAACGTCTTACAATAGGATCAATGTCAATGTTACGACTACCACTAGAAGACATAAGCTCAACATCTACCAGTT